CGCCGTGAGGCGTGCATTCTTGGAGATAGGCTCCGAGATTAACCTACAGTGTAGATTGTCTCAGAACCGTCTCTCGCAAGAGATACGGATCTAAAATGATCGCGAGCATCCTGGGCACCTAGTCGAAAGACCAAGGCCCCACATGTTCAATCGCTGTATGGGAACCCAAACCGTGGTTACTTTATTTAGGTTCGGGTGCCAAATGGGTGTTTAAGGTGTCTTTCCTTTGGGGAGATAGCACTGTGAAGTGCTATAAAATAGGTTAAACCTCTATCTCTACCCGGGATGGAGGGAGCCCTTATTGCCTACCTACCTGTAAAGGGTAGATGGTACTGCCAAGGTTATGCAAATAACCCTTGCTAGTTCACACCGTACACACTTTGGGAAAAGAAAACCCAGGTGGCTAAAGAGCCAACTGAGAGTGATTCTCTCAAGTGCTTGAGGCGTGGGCAATGTGGATTAGGAGCTGAGCTGAGCCAGTTCTTCGAAAGAACAGGGCAAAGTCAGTCCGAAGGACCCTTTCACCGGGGTGAAGGATTGACTACCTTGGAACAGGCGTCCCAAATGGTATTCCCTTTGGTGGATATGCGATTGCATGGTAGCGGCGGTACGCTTCCGTTACCAGCTCTAACGCATTGAAATCATTGCTATTTAAAGTAGCTGGTGATCCCAATGGTTTGCAGCTGTCCCTGAGGTAAATCAGGATGGAGTTGGTCGGAAACGACTGACGAATCTGGTGGCTAGTCAGAGTCTAATCAGCTTTGATGATGTCACTGGACTCATTCTGAGGGGTCCAAAGGGCTCTGTGGATAGATTGGATATTCCAGCACGGGTAACCCCCGACTCTTACCAAGAGCGCCTGCTGCCCGGCACGCATCATTATGCGTGTTCGGAAACAGAAGGTGTGTCGTTCGCAGCAATGCGTTAAATTACACTAAGGTGTATATTAATCTCATGAAACTCCTACTTCAATCATTAAGAATGAAAGGAGCCCGGATGCTTCTGAGAAACGCCACATGGCGTCCAGATTTAAAAGTCTGGAGTCACTGGCTTCGTCCAGGTATAACCTGGATTCGGCTGGTGACAGGGTCGGTTACTAGGTCAAGAATAATCCAATTATCACAGTTTGCACGACAGTGTGTGAACATTGGTTCGCGCCAAGGCCGGAAAGGTCTAGTCTTGTATTTGAAGGTCTGTAATACTGCATTAATGCAGTCATTACCTGGAGGATTCCTCCATCATTCCTCTCGAGAGATTGGAAAGGTGGCGGTGTCTAGATCACGGGATGGCCTCCCGCGTATCATCCCTGCGTTTGCACGTAAGGAGATTCGTCGTGGAAACACGATGATCATCCAGCTATGGTTGACATTCTTCGGTTTGTATCGAATCCTTCCGTGTAAGGGAGCCCCAAAGTTCAGTACTATACTGAATCCGGGTCGCAAGGTCTCTGAAGCGTTCCTAGGAACGTGGAAGGGATTCCTGCGTAATAAATTCCTTAGACAGTTGGAGGAGATGCATACCGAAGATTTGGTTGACGTTGGGACTAAGGTCCTAGCCAAGCCAATTCCATTTGTGATCACTTCATTTTCTGCTGATAAACGACAGGATCCAGCGATGGATGCTGTTGTAAATCAGTACAAGGTACTAGATAGAGCTGTGCCACAGGCCTATACGGCTGAACCTACCGCTTTTGCCCATAGAGTCCATGCAGCTTACTGCTGGGCCTATGGAGAGTGGGCACTAACACCTGCTAACTTGCTTAAGGATTACCTTGAGCAAATTCCAGGGGGTGAGGGTACTACCCAATCCTTTTGGACACTTTTACTCAAGACAGCAGACTTCTGGCCTGTTGTTAAGAGCTCACATCGGGCACCAGTCAAGGTAGCAATACCTCGATCTGATGGAAAAGACGGGTTAGTCCTTTCGGATGGGAGTTGGAGCGAAGGGGCCTTATGGCCAGTTCGTAAACCAACACCTATCTTACCGAATGTGAATTCGACAGGGAAGAATGCCTCCGGGCGTTTAGCCCTGCTTGAGGAAGCAGCGGGTAAGGTTCGTGTGGTTGCACTACTAGATGTGTGGAGCCAATGGGCACTTAAGCCACTGCACAATTGGATCTTTGATCTATTGAGCAGTATTCCCGAAGATGGAACCTTTAACCAGTTAAAACCAGTGAAGAGGCTCCTAGGGAAGGTAGGCAATGATACTACGATTTATTCGTATGATCTTAGTGCTGCTACCGACAGAATTCCTGTAGTAATACAGGAATACCTGTTGGCTCAAGTGTTTGG